AGAATAACCTAATACCCAGAACAGACATTCGATTCCCCGTTAGCCACAACTAACTGATTGTATACAATATACAGTTAATAATTTATAGACAATTATTAAGTTTGTTGCTATAATATAAGTAGGCCGATTTGGCCGGAAAGGAGGAATATATGTTAAGTTTAGACAAGGCAATTAACCGGTGTATTGATACTATCATTATTAAGGAAAGTAACCTTGATAATACCGATATCTATGCATATATGTATAGATATAAGGCTATCAGGCAATTACCAGAAGATCAGTTTGAAGCAGTATTTGACAGAATTGAAAAGTGTATTTTCGGTACAGAGATGAGGTGATTTTATGTTAATCTTCGATGACAAATATTTTGTAGAGATGGAAGCCTATATTGGTTTTACATCTGGTACACTTCTCACAATCGAATTGACAAATACAGTCTTACTCGAAAAAACAAGGTATACGATATTTGATGGCAATGATTACTATTTTTGTGTAGACGATGTCCATGAAATTCTCAATCTGCTATTTGATTGGAGAATGAACCGTGGACAGTTTGAGAACGACACAGTAGATATACTTGAAAAACGTCATTGGTGGATGTTTAGAAACTATAAAACCATTGAACGCATTAAGAAAGGAGTTTTCAATGAAGGTTAAAGAGCTATTTGCAGTCATGGAAGACCAGACCGCACAAGAGAACGCAGAAATGCATGTTGTATTAGGATTCGAGGATGATGAGACCTATTTCTCTACATGGCTTCCGTATCTGTCCGATCTGGACCGGCCGGAGTATCAGGAACGCTTTATCCGTTCCATGTGGTTCAGTCAGCAGCACAACACATTATGCTTGACAGTATCAGGAGGTATTTAATGACTTACGATGAAATGAGGAAAGTTCAATTATCCAGTGTCTACGGTAAAATCGTTAAATCCTACGCACTGGACACTGATACCATAGAAGCAATAGACCGTATATCTTCCGATCTGGGTATCAAGTCCAGATCGGAGACCCTCAGAGAGATTGTTAAGAGGTACGCAGAATGGCAAGACAACCAAAACACGCAAAGCTGACGTTTCCAGAATCTTCCTATTATCCGGATGTACTACAGACCGCATACAGTGAGAAGGAGCTTAGAGACGAGTATACCCGTCTCCGCGATATCGCACAAAAACGTATAAAGCGTCTCGCTGCTAAATTCCCAGATAGTGCAACCTATCAGAAGTGGAAAGATGGAGTTCCAAAGCTGCGCGATCTCAAAACGGAATCCGATGTTGCATACGGTCTTTCAGAATTAGCAAGTTTTATAGGAAGTAAAGCTTCAACACTGACCGGCCAGAAGACCATAAGAACTCAGGCACAAGATACGATTGATAAAATCAACCGGCACTACGGTTTAGACCTTACACAAGGGAATAAATTTGATAGATATACCCGGATCATGAACGCGCAAGTAGCAAATAACATTGAAAAGGTGTTTAACTCAAACCGCGCAGTTGCTCTATTTAAAGTGCTTGAAAAGAAGGGCATAAAAGGACGCGCTTTAAATGCTTTTATCTCTACACCTTCCAAAATGGCATATTGGCTTGACAATGTGGAGAATCTTGAAGCTGTCGAACTTGCAAAAGGCAAGGGAAAGTCAGCGAAGAATTACAAGGAACTTATAGAAAGTGAGATAGCGCATGGTTACGACAGAAGACCGGTTACAATACCGGATGCTGAAGATATCATTTCAGGAAAACGAGACCCGCGCAAGGAGCATAGAGGAAGTACACGACATACAAGAACTACGCGCAGACGTTGAGGGAATACTAAGAAAGATTCCACCTGCAAAGCGCGGGCGTGGCAACCCTTCCACAAAAGCGAAAACAGTATATCGGGATATTGTTTGCGCGTTCGATATTGAGACTTCCAAAATACGGATTGGGGATCATTGGCACTCGTTTTTATATGTATGGCAATTTGCTCTCGATCACGTTGTCTTTATCGGCCGGTGCTGGGAAGATTACACACAGCTTCTAAAAGCGATCTTTAGGTTCTTAAAAGGAAATGAATATCTGGTAACCTATGTACATAATCTATCCTATGAATTTCAGTTTCTGTCTGGCATCTATCCTTTCGATAATGAAAGTGTGTTTGCCGTAAAACCACATAAAGTCCTGAAGGCAATATCCGGTCGGATAGAATACCGATGCAGTATGCTGCACTCAAACATGTCACTTGAGAAATGGACACAGCAGCTCGATGTATTACATAAAAAGCTGTCCGGTGATGTGTACGACTATAACAAGGTGCGCTATCCATGGACACCCTTAACGGACTATGAACTTGAGTACCAGTGTCATGATGTTCTTGGTGTAGTGGAGTGCATACAGACGGAACTATACCGGGATGGTGACAACTTGTATAAAATCCCGCTTACATCAACCGGTTATGTAAGACGAGATGTAAAAAGGGCAATGAAACCAATCAGTCATAATCTCATGTGGCAGCTTCACATGGAGCAGGACGTTTATGAGATGTTAAAGAGAGCATTCAGAGGGGGTGATACGCACGCAAACAGATATTTTGTTAACCGTGAACTGCATAATGTGAAGTCATATGACCGCAGCAGTTCATACCCGGATGTGATGTTAAATCACAAATTCCCGATGTCAAAATTTATGGAAGACCCTTACATTTTGACAATGGATGATGTTATAGAAGATATCTACAAAAGGGAACGCGCTTGTTTGTGTGATATTGCGATCACGAATTATAAGCAGGCTGACAGGTTCAACGGTTTTCCCTATCTGTCATTATCTAAATGCAGGAATGTAAGCAAAAATGCAGTCATAGACAATGGGCGCGTTTTGTCCGCTGATTATCTGGAAACAACGGTTACAGACATTGACCTGAAGATCATCATAAAAGAAATGGACGGAGAAGGAAAGATACACCCGCTTAAATACAAATCCGCGCGTTATGGGTGGCTTCCGAAAGAGATCAGGGACGAGGTTCTATTGTACTATAAGGGAAAGACAGAATTAAAGGGTGTAGAAGGAAAAGAATATTTCTACATGAAAAGTAAAAATAAACTTAATTCCATATATGGCCTAACGGTTCAGGACCCTTGCAAGGATAACATACTTTATAACGGGGGTGATTACGATGAGGAAGGAATAAGCATTGCGGAGCTGCTGGACAAGTATTATAAATCATGCTTCACATCTTATGCGTGGGGTATATTTGTTACTGCATGGGCGCGTTTTGAACTCCGGCGCGCTATGTGGACGATCGGAAATCGCAATGTAATATATGTAGATACGGACAGTGTTAAATTTATGGGAGATGTAGATTTTACCGACCTGAACCGGTCATATTATGATGCATCTACAAAATCAGGTGCTTTTGCTACTGATCCGAAGGGAACGACTCACTATATGGGGGTTTATGAATATGAAGGTACTTACAAGAGTTTTGCAACGCTGGGCGCGAAAAAGTACGTTTATCGGGATCAGAAAGATGAACTGCATATCACAATAGCCGGTGTCAATAAAGCAAAAGGCGCGGTGGAGCTTGAAGAAGCGGGTGGTATACCTACATTTCTTCTGGGAACAGAAAACACAATCGGAACTGGTGAAACGGTAATAAACCGCAAGGGTTTTATATTCCATAAAGCCGGTGGGAATGAACTTGTTTATAATGACGATATGGACTATGGAACGGTCAATATTGACGGTCACGATCTGAAGATAACGCGGAATGTATGTATTTTAGACAGTACCTATCAGTTAGGCGTTGCGCGTGACTATCAACTGATTTTGCAGGGAATAGGAGAAGAATACCTTGAAGAATACGAATGGCAATGATATATTATTAATAGGTGGTAGGACACCCCAGAACACGAACCAGAACATAAACAAGAAAGGAAGAAAGACAATGGAAGTTATTAGAATTGACAAGAATGCAGAAGGAAACAAGAAACTGATTTACAAGCTGACAAGTTCCCCGGAAGTGCAGAAGATGTCTACCATTGATGATGGTAGAATTGATGTTACCCACTATTGCTTCTACACTGACCAGAAGGAGCGCAACGGTGAAGTGTCAACCGTTCAGGTGCTTGCACTCATGACAAGACAGGGTGAGATTTTCGGAACGAATAGCGCAACGGTTCAGTCAGAATTTAGCCGTGTTCTCGATCTGTTTGAAGAAGACCTTGAAGCGGAAGACGGTTACATCCCGCTTCACATTTTCAAGGGTGTGAGCAAAAATAACCGCACATTTTTAACATGTGCATATGCTGATTAATGTCTTTTGTCATAATCTATATTCTCCTGAAGGGTGCGGGCAACCGCACCTTTTCATATATAGGAAGGTGGGCACATGTTAAAAGAGAATGAACTATTTTTGAAATCAGGATATTTGAACGTAGACAGGATATTAGAGGAAGACTATCCTTTTATTTTTATCATCGGCGCGCGTGGTGTCGGTAAAACTTACGGTATACTTAAGTATATCTATGAATCGGACACAAAAGCACTCTTACTAAGAAGGACACAAGTGCAGGCCGATATTATTTCAAATAACGCTTTTCACCCTTACAAGAAATTATGCTCTGATAATGGGTGGAATATTCGAACCATTCCCATAGTTAAGGGTGTGGTCGGCCTATGCAGCGCGAATGCAGACGATGAGATTGTTGATGCACCTTTTGGTTTTATCGCTGCGCTGTCTACTTTCAGTAACCTACGTGGTTTTGATGCTTCAGACGTTGACATCATTTTTCTGGATGAATTCATACCGGAGACCGGCAGCAAACCAATACAGAGCGAATTTGAAAAGTATCTGAACTGCTATGAGACGGTCAACAGAAACCGGGAACTTCTGGGAGATAAACCAGTCAAATTTATTTGTGCTGCTAACTCGAACAGTATAGATAACCCCTTCTTTATCGGCTTGGGGATCGTTAACAAAATCTATGCAATGCAGAAAAAAGGAAAATCCATTTATACAGATGATAAACGCGGTCTTATGGTTATAAACCTCGCCAACTCCCCAATCAGTGAAGCAAAAGCAAATACAGCATTATACAGACTTTCGGCCGGAACGGGGTTTGAAAACATGGCTCTATCCAATGAGTATGGAGACCTTGACACAAGCAGAATCTCAAACCGGGAGCGCGTTATAGATTACCGGCCTATCTTCACAGTAGGGGAGATCACGATCTATAAACATAAATCCCTTATAAAATACTATGTAACAACGCTGCGGTCAGGCAGTCCGGACACCTACACAACGACCGCGGACGACCTGAAAAGGTGCAGGAATAAATACGCATTTGCTATCATAGATGCTTTCTATGACGACCATATAATTTTTGAAAATGCTACTTGTCAAGTTCTATTTACAAACTACTTGCTCAAGTGATATATTATTAAATAGGGCGGGGGCGTGCAAGGTCAGACCCGGAAGGTCGCACATGGAATTGACCGTTCCTGAAAACCCCGCTCTACATTATAGGAAAGGAGTGGTTAGAAAAAATGGATATCAACGAACTAACAACACTGATTGGGAGTTATGCGTTCCCGATTGTCATGTGCATCTTTCTCATGATAAAATTTGATAAAACGCTGAATTCCCTTGATGATCGTATCCTGTCTCTGTCGGTCAGGCTTGATACACTGATCGATGCTGTACTTGAAAAGAAGGAAGACAAGGAAAAATGACATTATCTGTATATGCTTTAATAGTATGGTTCATAACATGCATCATTGTATGGGAGTAACAATGTCAAATACTGATCGTTTATTTATAGCAGCTTTCTTTATGGCAACAACCACTTTTCAGGTGATTTTATCACTGGCTATCTACTGGGCGTTAAAACTCTATCTTGACGATATATGGAAACAAAACGATAAAATAAAAAGGAAGGTGAGGAAACTTGTCAAACATAGACAAAGTATTAAAGATTGCAAATTCCCTGAGGGGTATCAAGGAATACAGCGCGCAGCACAAGAAAATCGTGGAGACCTATAACAATCACACACCCCTTGCACGCGGTTATCATGTAAAGCTTTCTGACCCGTGGTGCATGGCATTTGTAAGCTACTGCTTTATTTATGCCGGATGCGTTGACGCACTGGGTGAGACAGAGTGTGGATGTCAGGACTATCTCGACTATGCACGGTCTCACAATATGATTGTACAGTCACCTAAGCCGGGCGATCTTCCGTTCTATGATTGGAATGGTGACGGACATGTAGAGCATGTCGGTATCGTGGTAAATGAATCACCCTCTGGCTATATCAACGTCATTGAGGGTAACAAATCCGATACCGTAGGAATCCGGAATATCCGGATCAATTCCGATTTTATCACTGCTTTCGTCCGGCCTAACTGGACAGATACAAAAAAGAAAACCCCGTATGCAGTTGGTAAACTTTGTTACGCGGATTCTTTTGATGGTCGCGTTGCCGGTACTTACAAGTGTACGGCATCTGATTATCTGGCTCTCCGATTCGGTCCTAGTGCAGATTACGGTATGATTGATGAGATCCAGCCGGGCGATACAGTCAGATGCTACGGTTACTTTACGGGAGACTGGTATCTGGTTGTTTATAAAGCCTTGACAGGATTCTGTCACAAGAATTGGCTCAAAAAAGTATGATGTCCGCGTAGATCACAACCGGATCGGGCGCGGATTACATAAAACAATGCAAAATTTGACCACTAAGAAGGGAGAAAAAAACATGTTTTCAACAAATGATATTTTAACACTTGCCAAAGCGGGATTTACAGCGCAGCAGATCGGGGCATTAAATAATGTAGGAACACAGCAGACGCAGCAGACGCAGCAGACGCAGCAGACGCAGCAGACACAGCAGACACAGCAGACACAGCAGACCGACATGTTATCTCAGATCATGGCGCAGCTTCAGACGAACGCCATTAACCAGACACAGCAGCCGGCGCAGCAGACAACGGATGATATTCTTGCATCCATCATCAACCCTAATGAATAAGAGGTGATACTATGGCAGTGAATGCACTTTCTTTTAACCAGCTTGCAACCGTCCTGAAGGACATCACAGATCAGGCAACGGGCGCGGAATCTATCAAGGCGACAGATACAGCTTCTTTCGTATCCGTGGCCAATACTGCGCTGCTTACAGGATATGACAATGTAATGCAGTCTATCTCTCAGGTACTCAGTAAAACAATCTTTTCTGTCAGGCCGTATACGGCAAAATTCCGCGGTATGGAGACAGACCCGGTCAGGTTTGGAAATCACATCCGTAAACTGGTAGCTCTCGACATGCCGTTTGAAGATGATGATAAAATGAACCTTGTTGACGGTGAAAGTCTCGATCAGTACGAGATTCTGAAGCCGGGCGTTCTTCAGACAAACTACTATGGTGAGAATGTATATTCAAAGCATTTGACAATCTTCACAAATCAGCTTGACGTTGCGTTTTCTTCACCGGATGAGTTTGGCCGGTTCATCTCCATGATTATGCAGAACGCTTCTGACCAGATCGAACAGACGAAGGAAAACTTAAGACGCGCTACACTCTGTAATATGATGGGCGGTGTTATTCTGGGGAATCCGACAGGCGGTGTACGTCACCTTGTAACGGAATACAACACATTTGCAGGTACTACACTCACAAGTGCGACAGTCATGCAGCCGGACAACTGGCCGGGGTTTGTGCGCTGGCTCATGGGCGAACTGGGAAATACCATTGATAGTTTTGCGGAGAGAACCAATCTCTATCAGATCAATATTACCGGGAAAGAGATCAACCATCATACACCGAAAAATCGGCTTCGGGTCTATCTCAATTCAAAGTATGTAAACCATATGGAGAGCAGCGCATTTTCTACGACCTTCCATGACAACTACCTGAAGAAAGTCGATTTTGAGACCGTCACTTTCTGGCAGAGCGTGGAGAGTAAGACAAGTATCAATCTTGATGCTTCCTATATAAATGCGTCCGGCGCGGTCGCGCATGGTGAAGTTGAAAAGAGCAATGTTTTTGGTGTTATGATGGACGAGGAAGCAGCTATGGTATGCCCGATCAATGAGAGAGCAGCGCGCACTCCGCTCAACGCGCGCGGTCTTTACTCTAATATCTGGTGGCACTGGACAAGTCGTTACATGAACGACTTCACAGAGAAATGTGTCGTCCTGCTGCTCGACTAAATGAGGTGGTTATATGGCTATTACAGTTCAATTCGGAAAAGTAGCCAAAAAGAATAACAGCACGTACACAGGGACTTTTACAAAGTCCCTGTCTTGCATTCTGAAGGAATCATGCAGTATTTTAACACCCTCTATTTTTGTACAGACCTCTAACCCGTCTGCATATAACTACTGCTATATTGCAGACTTCAGCCGGTTCTACTATATAAATAATTGGACTTGGGAGCGTGGGCGATGGCTTGCAGAATGCAGTGTTGATGTAATGGCTACATATAAAAACCAGATCGGAGCGTCAAGTCAATATATACTCCGGGCATCCAATGATAGTGACGGATCGATCCTTGATACGATGTATCCAACTAAAAATGTAATCATTGAAAGACAAGGAAACGCGCCTACACCTTTTGGCACTGGGTACTATGTAATTGGGATCATAGCGAACAGATCGACCAATGGCGCGCTTACATATTATGCTTTCTCTTCTGGTCAATTTAGTAATTTGTGCAGTTATCTATTCGGAGATAGTGGCATCTATGATTTTGATGAAATCACCCAAGATATCAGCCGGGAAACATGGAAATCATTATATAACCCGTTTCAATATATTGCGTCCTGTATGTATTTTCCTATTGATATCAGTGAAGCTATGCTGGAGGCTCAGAATGTGCACGTTGGTTACTGGTCGTTGCCGGTTCAAGCAGAACGTCTTACAATAGCGACACCAATTCAGGCAACATTTACAATTCCATGGGCTGGAAATCATCCGGATGAGGCGCGCGGTGATTATGTGTATTGCAGTCCGTATACACAAGTTGACTTTTCTTTTCCAATGTTCGGATATGTACAGCTTCCGTCTGATATCGTGTATAAGCATGGCGGGGTTACTGGATCAGTATCAGTAGATATCACAACCGGTGAAGGAACGCTTTATTTAGGAACTACAAACTATCCTTATTGTGTATTAAAAGCACAAATTGGCATTCCAATTAAATTAGCACAAATGACAACCGACGTTTTAGGAATGGCGACAACGGCAGCAACCGGAATAGCCGGAACAGTCAGTGCAGCACTTTCCGGGGATATTGCCGGGGCAATCGCAAACGGTGTTAGCGCGATTGATAGCACAGTCAGATCACAAGTTCCGCGTCTTTCCACAACCGGTGGTGCCGGCGGTTTCTCTGCTTTAATATACCCGCCACATGCAGTGTTTCGTTACTATAAATTAGTGGATGAAGATAACGCGCGTTTAGGCCGGCCGTTATGTCAGCATAAAAAGATATCTGATATAGGCGGGTATTTGCTATGTGAAAATGCAGCCGTCGATATTCCGGGAACGATGGAAGAATCGCAGAGAGTTCAGGCTATCATGAATGCGGGGTTTTATTATGAGTAGATACCCAATACCTAAACCGGCGCAGAACTGGAGCATATACGGTTTTGCAGTGATTGCGGGATGTATGAAGGAAATAAGCAGTGTAAACCCGGCGATATATAAAGCGCAGGTGGTTAATCCAAATAACGGTTTAGGCCTTCTTTTACATAAACCGGCATCCGATATAACAAGTTATGCGAACGCGCATTATCCGGGATTAGGATATTTTGACGGTCTCGTGCAGATAGAATACTTTATCAATTCGCTTCCGTGGATTTATGAAACTGCTGATACGTGGGGAAGTTTTGAGAGTTTTGCGATCAACTGTACAAGCGGAATGCAGACCGAAACCGCGCATTTTCTATATCAGGTCGGATACTCAGCAACGCGCGCCGATGCTGTGCAGAAAGCTGCTGATTTTTATAGTACGATCAGTTCATTAAGGAATGCATACAGCGGAAGAGACCCGTATCAATACAAAAGGCTTAAATGGGCATATGGAAACCGGCAGCTAACGGATGATGAGATCACAAACAACATAAATATACTGTATGCTTATTCTAAAGGCGTTCTATATAAAAACCTTGCATGGCTATATTATAGAAAGAAGTGGTGGAAGGGGGAATTATAATGAATATTCCTATATATTATAATAATGAAAATATCATTGTTGCAATGCAGTCACCCGGTATCGTGCATTGCAGAAATACAGAACTTGTATGGTATTTTAAACGATATCTTTACCAGAAAGCAGTAAGCACCATAAAATGTAGAATCCCTACAACATGGAATCGTGATTATCTGCTTTATACTCTGTTCGTCCGTGGCTATATCGCAGTAGTCAAAACAGATAAATTCGGGGTTATCTGTCAGGGGTGTAGCACTTCCGGGTTTGATGTATACTACGCGCCGACACATGCCCTCATAGCTAATCCCCTCTTGACCGGCATCCTGAACCCGCGTATCCATGTACAATGTGAGGTTCTGAAACTTACACCCGATTATCTCGGTATTGACGATATGATTACATATTATGCTAACAAGCTTGCATTATGTGGTGAGACCGTGGACACAAACCTTGTCAATACGAAACTTGCTTACATCTTCACAGCCGGAAACAAAGCTGCTGCTCAATCTTTCAAAATGCTTTATGATGATATTGCAAGCGGAAAACCGGCCGTAGTAGTAGACAAGAATCTTGTCAGGGATGATGGGACGCTGGGCATTGAAATGTTCAATCAGCAGCTCTCAAATACATACATAGCCGGTGACGTATTATCTGACATGCGGAAGATAGAAGCGCAGTTTGATACAGAAGTAGGCATTCCAAACGCGAACACGGACAAGAAAGAAAGACTGATCACAGATGAAGTAAACTCTAATAATGTAGAGACCCGCGCTAAACTTGACTTGTGGCTTGAATCGCTGAATGAGGGCGCGGAACTTGCAAACAAGATGTTCAGTATTAACATCGGGTTTGAAAAACGCTTTAAAGAAGAATCTCAGGAAGGTGGTGGAAATAATGTCAAGTCAGAAAGCAATAATTAATACACTTACCTTCTACCACTGGGATGAGACTTTATTTGAAGGATTGCAAGTTCCTGAAGGGGTGAGCAAGGATGATACTGTTGCAAGTATCCTTTTGGAATCTTCCGATTTTCCGGTTATCATAACAAATCTGGACACATTAAAGTTCTCTATTGGTTTGTGGTCTCGTCATAGGTTGCCGATCTGGGAACATTTGAAGAGTACAACAGAGTATGAGTATAACCCGATTGAAAACTACGACCGGCGCGAACGGGAAAGCTACACATTAAATAAAGAAGGCTCTGGGAGCGTCAAGGGTGACGGTGGAGCAGACACCATGACTTTCAATACAACGGTCGCAACAACCGGGAATACAACTAACTCGGGTACGGACACTGTCACAAATTCTGGTGATGATGTGACAACCAGAGACGGTCAGGACGGAAGGACAAGGACAGAGAGCAACGACCATAGCAAGACCGGCACGGACACAAGTATTGAAAGTGTAAGCGCGTTCAATGAAAGCGGGTATGCAAACCATACAAAAACAGAGACCACATATAATACTTCAGATGATATTGATATATCGGAATCTGAAAATATTACACGGGATGAGACAATCACCCTTGAACATGGAAAGATCGAAACAACCTTACATGGTGCGGTTGTTGATACGGAAGGCAGCGACCATAAGACAGGAACGGAAACCAGAACGAGTTTGGCCGGGGAGAATAGAACAGAAGAAAGTACAGATACTTTTGAAAAAGAAGTCTATATACACGGTAATATTGGAGTTATGACTTCACAGCAAATGATTGAGCAAGAAAGACAAATTGCAGATTTTGATATAGTTGATATAATAGTGAAAGAATATATTAAAGAGTTCTGCATCATGGTCTATTAAGAAAGGAGTATAATATGCCGTTTTTCGATCATTACCCGTATACCAATCTGCATAATGTAAACCTTGACTGGGTGCTTCAGAAGGTGAAGGATTGGGGAGCTGAAGTTGAGTATAACAACCAGCGTTTTGAAAATCTGAAAGAAGCTAATGACGCTTTTAAACTCTATGTAACCGGTTACCTTCACAATCTGGATGTACAGGATGAAATCAACACAAAACTTGATGATATGCTTGCTTCCGGGGAACTGCTGCCCTATTTACGGCCGTATATCAGGACGGAAGTAACTGATTGGTTATCGGATCACATTACACCCACCACACCACCTATTGACTCATCATTGAGTATAGCCGGCGCTGCTGCTGATGCTGAAGCTGCTGGAAACGCGATTAATGAAGTACGACTTTCCTTAAACAGCATAACGATATACTCCGATCCGGTCGATATCAAAAAGGAAATGTATACGGGATCACAGTCAACAAATGTTGGTATTGGTAATACAATTACTATAAACCCGACAACATCAACCGCGAAATATAAGATTGTTCCTTGCATTAAAGGTGACAAATTCTATGTGAAGGGCACGGAGACGAACAGCTATGCAAAAGTGTGGGCTTTAACAGATGAGAATTACGTCTTATATGCCATTGCTTCACAGTCGACCGTAGATGAGACGATCACAGCGCAGATGAACGGTTATGCAATCTTCAACCTCTCTCTGAACAGCTATAACGCTGCAACGTCAGCATTAGACGTTATACACCCCATGCAGGTATCAAACCGGGATGTCATAGAGATATTATCTCAGCTCGGAGAGGAAGATATAACATCCAATGTAATAAGAGGGAAAGCGTTATACTTAGATAAGAGGACAGGAACGGTAATTGACGTTAATGCATTAACAACCTCAACAACATATGGGTATATTGTCGTTCCTATACTGGCCGGTGAGCAGGTGACGATCACTGGTACGGGTGGTGGCTCTCCGAGATTGTGGGCATTCATGGACACTAACTATGTTTTGCAGAGGGTGTCTAATGCAAGCATTACAGAAACCGATCTCACCCTCACAGCATTGCAGGATGGTTATTTTGCAGCGAATTTCAATGTCAGCATGGACTATGAGATCATAATTCATAGATATGTAGCATTAGATAAAATGCATACGGTTGTCAGCGATGATACCGAAATAGTCAGTCTGCTTGATTTTGAAGCTGTCAGGGACGGTGTGACAGATGATACAGCAGCTATCAATAATGCATTGACCGCAGCAGCAGGACGTATTTTATATGTACCTGAAGGTGAATACCTTTTCTCCGGGACATTAAATGTTCATAGTGGTACAACGATTATAGGGTGTGGTGAATCTTCCGTATTCAAACTGGCCGATACGTTTACACTTACTCCGTATGATTGGAGACCGGAAGACGGTGGACTATCTTCCTATAAATGGGCAATGATGCTTTTGGACGATCAGTCAAGCGGGTGCATTCTTAAAAACTTCAAGATTGAAGGACAGACGGCCGCGTTCGTAGATCAGGCAGAAATTGCTCTCACTGTTCGCGGAAGTAATCATATCATTGAGAACGTCATAACGGAAAATATTAACTATTTCCCAGATGATTTTAGTGGACGTCAGTACAATGCGCCCGGTGAAGGTATTGAACTTTTTAAGTCTTCAAAAATAAAGGTAAGTAACTGCATATGTATAAATTGTGGTTATGAAGGGATTGGAACGGAAAGCACAACAGACGCAATCATTGAGAATTGCACGGTAAAGAATACAAACCAAACTGGTATACAGATACACAGATCATCCCAGAGAATTAAAGTGAATGGATGTAATGTAGAATATGATGATGGTATAGCGTTGGCCGGTGCTGCTCTCACCTTCCATGCTAATGTTGGTGTTGATATGCGTAATATCTGGGTCACAAACAGTTGTTTTGATAAGGGTATAACCCTCATCGGTGGTGCTGAAAATTATGTATATCTGTTAAACAATACCATAAAGAGTGGTGCATTCACCCGTAATGGTGATATATACCGTCAGAACTGGGTCATAAAGGGTAACCAGTTTCTGGGTGGTGGTATTGTAAACCAGATCGACAACTGCATTATCACAGATAACATGCTCACTGTAAATACCGGTTATCAGATGATTAACATGAAAGGTAACAATGTCATTGCAGCCAATAACATAGCACTCGGCAGTGTATCGGGTATACATATCGAAACACATGAATAAACAAGTGTAGTCGAGAGGGATTGATTGGTTCAGGCCGGTCGATCCCTTTATTGTTGCGTAAGAAGTGTATACAAATGGTTAGTTATGGCTAACGGGGAATCGAATGTGTGTTCTGGGTATTAGGTTATTCT